CTGGGAGCCGATCTACTCTCTCAGCGACCGCTATGGCCGGTTACTCCATCGGCTTCTCCAACACCGGGATCGAAGGATTCCTCGGCGGGGCATCAGGCTCTTATCAGTACCGGTTGGTCTACGCTTCTGACACCACCGTCCAGAACACTGGCGCTACCGGCGACGCCCTGTACCCAACCGACGGCGGACACGACGGGATGGGCGTCTGGGCCTCAACAGAAACGGACCCGAACTGATGGAACTACAGGACGCCTTAGAGGCCATCCAGCAGCCCCGGACCCGGTACCAACTGGAACACTTCGTGCTGGGTCAGCATGACACGGCAGAGATGCAGTTTCATCAGGTGTGCTTAGAGATTCAGGTCGGTCTTCGTGGTCTGCGAACCGCTGAGGTGGGTATCCGAAAGTGCGAGTTGGAGATCAAACGGCTCCTTGAAACCGGTGACGAGATGGATGCATTGGACGCTGAAGAAAAGACCATAGCGTTGGAACACTCCAATCTTCTGATGATCGGCGCCCGTCGGGAGATGCAAGCCCTTATGGACATCTTCCACAGCATTCCGCACTTCACCCGTGACGAGATCGACCACGCCCAACCTGAGTATTGGGAGAAGCGTATGACCCGGCAGACCAATCTACAGATCATGGCTGGGAATCTTGGTTGGGCGCAGTTGGATGCGATGGGGCAGATCGGCTTGTTGGACGAAATGGTTTCTGATCGGGAACAGATGTTGGCCGACCAAGCGAAAGCGGAGTTGACCCAATGATCTACCTGAAATGGAAACTATCTGACGGGGTGTGGGGTACTGGTCCTGAGGGTGAGATAGACGACCGTGGAGGTCATGCTGAGGCTGGGGCGGCTGTTGATAACGACGGCTATCGCATCGGTTACCTGACCACTACCGCTGCGTTGACAGGTTTGGAAACGTGGGATGTATCCGAATCGACTGAAGCAGAGGCGCTCACGTTCTGTCAGCAGTTCTACGCTGACGCCGAGGTGCTGGACGACGGGCGCATCTCCTCCCCACCACCGCCCGAGGTTGAGTAATGGCTATTGACTATCGCCAGTCTGGCATCGACTATCGAAGTACCGTTTATTCCTATCAGGGGATACAGGTTCATGCGATCACGGCGGCGATTACCGGTACGGCGACTGTCACAGCATCGGTAGTTGAAGTTGCTTCCATAGCCGCAGCGATTACTGGCACGGCGACTGTTACTGCTGCGATTGTTGAGGTTGCGTCAATCACAGGTGCGGTTACTGGTACGGCTACGGTTACGGCTGCGATCACTGAAGAGGCGTTTGTTGCTGGAAGTATCTCTGGTACGGCTACGGCTACGGGTGCGATTGTTAGAGAAAGGCCGATAACGGCTGCTATTACAGGTACGGCTACGGTAACTGCTGCTGTTATTGAAGTTGCGTATGTCACGGGTGCGATCACTGGTACGGGGACGTTGAACCAGCCGGTAATAATCCGTAAGGTTCCTCAGCCCGATATGACGATCAGCGTAACGAGTATTATCGGTAGCAGTAATGCTGAAGAGCAGCAACATTCCCTAGACCTACTGGTAGGTGTCTAATGGCTGTATACGATAAAGGCGACCGGGTACGAGTAACTGCGTTGTTCAAGACGGCAGGGACGGGGGTGGCTACTACGGCTACCGCTACTCAAAAAAAGCCCAGCGGGGCGGATACCTCATTGTCAGTTGTGTCTGGTAGTGGTACCGGCATCTATTATGTTGATGTTGATTTAGATCAGATCGGTACCCATACGGTAAAGATCGAAAGCACTGACGTTGTTATTGCTTCGGAAACCATTGGGCTTGAAGTAGGCAAGTCAGTCTTCGATCACTCATAGATTACTACGACTCATGACTGATACTAATGTCAGCAAAGCCAGAGGCCAGAAAACCCGTGACCTGTTCCTTGCGGGACTGGCGGAGCATGGCACCATCTCCAAGGCTTGCCTGATAGCCGGTGTCACACGGTCGGCCTACGATAAGTGGCGTCAACGTATCCCTGAGTTCAGCGAACGGGCTGATGCCATCAGAACGAAGGCTCTGAGTGATGGCGGTAACGAGGACTGGGATGGCACATTCCAGAGTTTCCGAAGCAAGTATTTCGAACATGAATCTCCGTGGTTTCATCTCAAAGCCATCGAAGCCTACGAGAATACGCCACCCGGCAATATCACTTTGATTTTGTGGCCTCCGGAGCATGGCAAGACCACGTTGGCGGAGGATTACTTCTGTTACAAACTAGCCACTAACCCTGAGTTTCGTATCACTGTCGGATCTGAGGGGCAGGACATGGCCCGTAAGATTCTTGGGCGTATCCGTTCCCGTATGGAGCCTCAGGGTCCGTTTCCTCGTTATGTAGCGAAGTATGGTCCGTTTGTTCCCCAGAACCAGTCTGGGCGTAAGACCGCTCAGCCGTGGGGCGCTGATTACTTCAGTGTCTATAAGAAGAGCAGGCATGATGAACGCGACTATTCGATGGTTTCATTGGGTTGGCGATCTAAGATTGCTGGTACCCGAACCGATCACCTACATATTGATGATATTCAGTCACGGGTTTCTCTCAACCTAACCGAACAGATGTTCGAGATTTTTCGGCAGGACTGGTTGACTCGTCCCGGTGAGAAGGGCCGAACAAGTATCAATGGTACCCGTGTTGGTGAGGATGACTTCTATGAGCGGGTCATGGAGCAGATCGACTCGGACATTCTCAGGGTCATCAAGTTTCCGGCGATTGTCACCAACGAAAAGGGTGAACCGGAACCGTTGTGGCCGGAGATGTTCTCAATGGAGGCGTTGGATCGTATTCGCCGCAAGGTTGGTGAGGAGGCGTGGTCCCGTAACTACATGCAGGAACCCAGTTCTTCGGCTGCTGCGACCTTTACTGATGAGTCTATTCAGAAATGCCTAAACCCGTTGAGGTCAGTAAACCATGAACCGCCTAAAGACTGCTCTGTATATATTGGCGTTGATCCCGCTCTCGGCTCTAACAATTGTGTTATTGCTGCTACACCGCATGAAGGAAAACTTAAAATACTTTTCGTTCGGGAAGACTTAGGGCTGACCCGCAACGAACAGATCCTCGGCATCGTCGAAGATGCTGTGCTTCAGTGCGGTAGGAACGGCAGCAGCGTATCGGATGTCATTATCGAAGCGATGGTGTTCCAGAAGGGGCTATCTCGTGATGAACGCCTGATTGAGATGACTAAACGGTATGGTTTCAGAGTTAGAGAACACCTCACCGGGATGAACAAATACGATGAAACGATTGGTGTTCCATCGATGGCGTTGTCGTTTATGCGCGGTGAGATTGACATTCCGTATGCGGATGATCCTTCGACGCGCCACCAAGCAGATCAGTTGATTCGTCAGTTGAAGGCGTGGCGTCCGTTGAAGCGGGGAACGAAACTTCGTCAGGATCAGGTCATGGCGTTGTGGTTTATCTGGATCTTGTATCGTCAGCGTAAGCAGTCATTCGATTTAGATACTTCACAATTTAACTTTAATGGACTACCGTGGGGTTCAAGTCTGCCCGCTAGACAGGTGTTTTGATGTATACATTTGACGAGATTGTTGGAATCATCCGGCTCAGGCAGGAGGCACAGTCTCCTCTCGTCGCTCGTATGCAGGAAGTCAAAGAACGATATAACGGAGATTATGTCATACCGCTTCCATCAATGGATGAGGAGCCGGTTATGCCTCCTCTGACTCCTGCTCTCATAGCCGAAAACATTGACGCCGTAGCACAGCGGGCTGCGTCGGTTATGCCGTTTGTTGGCTGTCCTGCCATCGATCCTTCTAAGGAAAGGGGTATTCGGTCACGCGAGTACGCCGATATCCGACGGAAGGCGCTCGCTGCTACTTGGTATGACTCTAAATACAAGATCAAGATACGTCGCGCATATAGGCATCTAGCCGGGTACGCTACCGCTTGTCTTGTAATCGCACCTGACTTTGATAAGGGACTACCTCGTATTCAGGTGCGTGACCCTATTAACGTGTTTCCAGAACCTAAGACTTATGAAGATGTAGAACCTCCGGCCAATGTTGGATTC